GTCCCAGACGGCCTTAGCAACACGACGTTGCATCGGGCGGAGCAGTCGTAGGCCACGTTTGCCGAGCAGCTTAAGGATATCAATGAAGTTATCGTCAGACATCCGTCACCACTTAGGTTGCGGAATCACCTCCTCTGCGGTTATCAACTTCCCCGCAAATTCGGCAAGTACCCTCGAGTTGACACTCTTGGCATCGCTTGTCGGGCAGCCCAAGGACTTCAGGGCATCCACATATCGGCAGAACAATCGGTCGTCCAGTATTACCACGTCATCCCCCAGGACAAAGAAATCGTCCCGGTGGACACCATCATTAAGGTGGAGTAGCAGTAATCCATGCGTGAGGGCAAATGACGCAAAAGAGGGATAAAGGCCCAAAGGTTGACCCTTGGACCAAGCGATCTTCTGCTTCCCAAGACGCCACGGCGCCCGAGACAGGAACTCAAAGAGCCCCACGTAATCACGGTCGGGAGACCGGACCAGTTGTCTCAAAACAGCAACCTGCAACGACAACGGAAAATAGTCCGTCGCTGATGACAGATCCACGCAATGAACGACTTTGCCGGACTTAAGGTGCGATTGCACATACGGAACGGCCTTGCCCTGGTCGTGGGTACAATCCCACGGAAGGCTCTCCAAAAGCCCATACAAGGCATCGCCTAGTGGCTCCAATGCCACTTGGTAAACCCTATTCGGGTTCGCCACGGAGCGCAATTTATAACCAGGCTCTTGGATGAGCCCGATAGCTCCTACCGTATCCACTCTGCGGCCAGATGGACCGACCACGTCGTAGAATGGCTCCCACGATCCTTTGACATCCTTGAAGATCAACGGGAAATTCCGCATAGCAGTCTGACCCCAATAGGAAAGGTGTAAGTCTATCCACTGGGTCATCCAGTGTGTCGACTCCGGCTTCGTAGTCCCGTCGATGACGGGCACCCTCTTAGAGGGTGAGGGGCGGAACGTCCAATACGGGCGCGCCGAACCCAAAACTAACCGAACACCCAAGGAACGGGCCATACTTTCGACACCATCTTGGATCTCACGATCCAGGGGAAGGTCGACCGCGGTTACGCCGGACACAAACTTCTGCATCTGCTGCTCGGTGGGCTCCTTAGCCACCAGGCGGGTATACACGCGGAAGAGGGTTATGACAGCGAATCGTTCACTGCGTCCCTTGGCTGAGAAGCGGTATAGGGCACCACAAGGTCCCTTAGGAAGACCACGCTTGTCGCGTGCAATCCACCCCTCAACTCCCTCCAACCCAGCCGTCCACCGCACAAAGTCGGTGTAAATTCCTTTTAGACGGTTTACGGTCCAGGCTTCGCCATTACAGCTTAGCCAGCGATCCACCAACCTTTGGTAGGGTCGTAGGATCTCCCGGGGTACGCTCAAAGCACTTGCATAGGACCAGAACTCAACCGAATCCATCGTCTTGGAAGACATATGGTGCTCCCCTCCTTTAGGAGTGTGGATGTGCCAAATGGAAATTCGGTAGACGACCAGCCTACCTTCAGGAGTCAAACCAAAAGCCACTTAGGCATCTGCTTCGTACTCGGCTAGCAATCGCAAGGATTTAGCCAGCAGCTCTTCTCTATACCGGCACAATTGCGTGATCTCATTGATTACGTTACTAACCGGAGATTGGTAAGTACCAAGCGCGGCAAACTCTTCTTTGAGCTTGCTTAGTGCACGGACTTGGAC